AGAGTTACAAAACTTTGAAATATCTGTAGAAGGTGGATATAGAAGAATAAATGGATTTACAAAGTATGGTGGTAATAGTGCTGTACAACCTACAGGTGGTGCTGCAACTATACAAGGTATAATGCCTTATGCTGATGGAGTTGTAGTTTGTGCTGGAACTAGTATATATTTTAGTAATGATGGAGTAAATTGGTTAGAAATAAATAGAAGTTCAGTATCAAGTAGTGGAGATAATCATACTACATTTACTGGTAGAAGTGTTTTAACTAGAACAAGTCAAGGACAAGTACAGTTTGCATTATTTGAAGGTCCTAATTATCAACATGGACAAATAATTATAACTGATAAAAATAATAAACCTTATAGTTTTAGAATGGAAGGTTCTGGAGCATTAGCATCAAGAACATTTTTTTCAGAAGAAATAACTGTAAGTGGAACTAAAGGTGTACAATTTATTACTCACCATGATAGACATTTAATAGCTGCAGGTGTTGAAGATAATTTAAGTACTGTTTATTATAGTGCATTATTAGACCCTACAGATTTTAGTGGTACAGGTTCAGGTGCTATAACTTTAACAGACCAAATAGTAGGAGTAGCATCTTTCAGGGCTGACTTATTTATATTTTGTAAAAATAGTATTCATAAACTTATAAATATAAATACTCCAAGTACAACAGCAGTAGTTCCTATCGCTGAAAGTGTTGGATGTTTAAGTGGCTATAGTATTCAAGAGATTGCTGGTGACTTAGTATTTTTAGCACCAGATGGTATAAGAACGATTGCTGGTACAGCGAGAATCGGAGATGTTGAGTTAGGAACTGTTAGTAAACAGATACAACCTATAATAACTACACTAGCTCAAAATATAAATTTATATCAAATAACAAGTACTGTTATTAGAGAAAAGTCACAATATAGATTATTTTATACAAACTTAGGTGCATCAGAAAATGCACAAAGAGGTATTATAGGAACATTAAGACCAAATGGATTTGAATGGTCTGAAACAAAAGGATTAGAAGTTACAGCAATAGGTGCAGATTTTGATGCCACAGAAGTAGAAAGATATTATCATGGTTCTAAATCAGGTTATATATATTTACATGATAATGGTAATGACTTTGATGGTGGGTCTATTATTGCTAGATATAAAACACCAGATTATGATTATGGTGATTTAGGAACATTAAAAACTTTACATTATTGTAAGGTTTCTATTGGAGCAGAAGGAGTTGTAACTCCAGAGCTACAAGTTAAGTTTGAGTATTCAAATCAAGATATACCTCAACATACTAATAATTTTAGTTTTGGTACTGTAAATCCATCTGCAGTATTTGGAGAAGCAGTATTCGGGTTCAATGTTTTTGGTGCAACATCAAACCCAATGATAAGAATACCATTACAGGGTAGTGGTACAAGTAACAGTTTTACAATTTTAAGTAGTGATACTAAAGCACCTTACAAAATTAATGGATTGTATGTAGATTACATACCATCTGGCAGGAGATAAAAATGGCAACATATACAAGACAAAGTTCGTTTAGTGATGGAGACAGCATAACTGCTGCTTTGTTTAATGATGAATTTAATCAATTAGTTAATACTTTTCATGTAGTTACAGGGCATTCACATGATGGAACTACAGCAGGTGATGGTGGTCCTATCTCTGTATTATTTAGTAATACAATTACTATAGGTAAGAATGAAAATACAGATATTGCTTTAACATTTAATGCAACATCAAATGATGGTGTACTAACATGGATGGAAGATGAAGATTACTTTTTATTCTCTGATGACATATTACTTAATAGCACAGAAAAATTACAATTTAGAGATGCAGCAATATATATTAACTCTAGTGCTGATGGGCAACTAGATATAGTAGCTGATACAGAAATACAACTAGCTGCAACTACAATAGATATAAATGGTGCAGTAGATATTTCAGGAGCTTTAGGTATTGGTGGTGGCTCTACAAATGGTGTACAAATTTCTCAAGGTGCTATTTCAATTAAAAATGGTGGTACTCAATCATATATAGATTTTTATTGTGAAGCATCTAATGCTCACTATGCAAGATTACAAGCTCCTGCTCATGGTAGTTTTAGTGGTAATCCAACTTTAACATTACCAGCTACAGCAGGAACTATTGCTTTAACTTCTGATATACATACTACAGAAGAACTGCAAGATATTATTGGAGCTATGGTATCTAGTAATACTGAATCAGGTGTTACAGTTACATATCAAGATGCTGATGGAACTATAGATTTTAGTGTAGCATCACAAACAGATGAAAACTTTACAACTGCTGACCATGCAAAATTAGATAGCATAGAAGCAAGTGC